ATCCAATAGCACCACCTATTCCTGGAGCTATAATATTACCAACTATCGCACCAATAGTAGGAAGAAATCTTTTTAATTTTTTAAAGAAAAATTCTGGTTGTCCAGTGTTAGGATTAATAGAATTTAGAGCATTACCAACAACATAACTTTCAGGTTGGTCTATACCTACTGCTCTCATCTGTTTAAAAATATCTTCTTTTAATTTAGGATTGCCTGCTAATACTTCTTTAGGGATAACTGTTTCGCCTTCGGCAGCATGAACAATATAAGTGTCCTCAAACCGACCTAAACTTGCTAATCCTCTAGCTTGGTTTTCATACGGAGCAATCATGACAATACCATAACTTATAATAATTCATTTTACAATCCTTTTATCTAGATTCTTGATATAGCACTCGTTGTTACTCTTGTTTTAGATAACTCTTGAATACTTGCTACAACATGCAATCTATTTGCTGTTGCTGCTTGAACTTTTAATACTTCTCCACTTTGTAATATCAAATCTTTTGATAGTAATTCTACAGTAGTATTAGCCCCCACTGATTTTACTTTAAATAAACTAAATGTATCACTACCACTTACAAGTGTAACTGTTATCGTATCTGCATTACCACTATCTTCTGATACTAATATTGAGTTTACAACTGCTGCATTAAAATCGGCATCACTAGGAACTGTAAACAAAGTCGTAAGATTCGTTGTGGTTAAATCTACCTTTGCGTTTGTAACACCTTGAATATACTGAGGAATACTGGTTATTAACATCAGCGTCTACCATCCTCCCTAATATCTATTCTTGGTGTACCTAATTTATATTTTGTTCCTAGTGATGTAGAGTCAATTCTTAAAGCAAAAGATCTACCTCGTAAACGATAATTTAATTTTTCTGTAAACTGTTCAACAGGGCTTGTTGCAGAGCGTTGAGTTGTAGCTTGTGTTGTTTCATTAAAATTAGCTCCAGGATTATTTCTAGACTTCATTGTAAACGCTATATCGGGATTCACACTAGTAGAACCATTAAATGTAATGTCAGGAATAACTTGTTTTATAAATAAAAATTTATCACCATCTCCTATGTCAATGGCTGATGATTCAATAAACGATGTCATAGCAGAACCGTCATCATCAAACCCTACTTCATGGTTGTAAAGATATTGATTTCCTGTTGCTTGTGGTAGGTTTCTAATACCTCTGTCAAGCCATGCTTGTCTTGCAAGTGTGCCGTAATACCAAACTTTTTCTAAATAATTATAAGCAACATATTTATCTACGACTGTCCCACCAGTAGAAGATGGATAAAACCATAATATTTCACTAAACTCTGAATTAAGTCCTACATGTACTTTATCACGTTCTTCAAAGTTAAAATCTAAAAATACTTTATCTTTTACAGTACAAGGTAATTGTATTGTTTGACCACCAGAGTAAACATAAAAAGTATCTACTCCCATCCAAAATACTGCATCTTCAACAGCTATAGCAGAAAAAGGACTCATAATAGTTATATTTTTTGATAATTCTTGTAAACCAAACGTAAATGGTGGACCTATAAACTTCATGGCGTGTAGCGTTTTATTTGTAAAGACTAATATTTGTTGTTTTGTTTCTACAGCCTGTACGAAGGTAGATCCACCACCTAACCTTAGATCTCCTGCCGTATTTGTAGCAGTCGGAAAAAAATCTACTGGGTTTTCTTGTGATGAAAAACGTATTAATAATGGATCTTGTACACCATCACCTTGTGTAGCAGATGAATTTGCACCTAATCCATCACAACCAAATACAATAACATGTCGGTCTTGGTCTGATACGAGAACTTGTTTAGCTATCGTTGGAACACTCGTTTCTCCAGAATATGTACTTGTTGCACTAAGTTCAACAGCCCTAGTGCCTAAACCGTTTGTTTTATCCCAATAAAATAAACCACCATCTCTTGGGTTTATTATTATATCCTCACCAAAATTATCATGTGACCATAATCTAATTTGTGCTCCAGGAACAGTAACACTTGCTGCATTACCCCAACCAACAAAGTCATTAGCAGAATCTGCATTACCAACTGCTAATCTTACAAGTGTATTATCTGCATGTGTCGCTGCATCTGTGCCACTATGTCCACGAGTCACGGTCATTGTATTATCATCAGAAGTTGCTGATACAAGCATAAGTTCATTATCTATAAGAATAACATCATTTGCTGTATTCATACCAGTTTCATCATCTACATCTACATCAGTCTCACTTGCATCTAAGGCTTCATTAAGTTGTGTTGCTAAAGCACCAGATGTTGTACCACTCCACTGACCAGCACCCCAACCAGTTCCACCGACTGTTACGTCTAATCCTACGTTTATTTGATATGCACCTACAACACTACCACCACCATTACCAGTATCAGACGAATTAGCTGCAACAGAAGATGTTATTGTATAAGCATTAGAACTTATTAATGATGTTATTTGAAACTCTGCATTTAATATTGTGGCTGTTATTGTGCCACCTAAAGTTACTGCACCAGAAAAAGTTACAAAATCTTTTTCATTTGCACCATGTGCTGGATCTGTAACAGTTATTATTGTAGAACCATTCGTTGCAGAAAAAGTTACATCACCTGCACTTGTAGTATTTCTAATTGGTGTAATATCATTAAATGTTTGACCCTCTTCTATGTAGTATTTTAAATGTGTACCTATACCCATAAAATCAGAACCATCAAGAGCTACCCAATTATGTAGTCTTCTAGCACTACCTAAATATTGATTAGGACTATATTTTTCCCAACCACCAAACTTTTCTGGAAAACCAAATCTAAATCTTACTTTATCGCCATCAACGAAGCCACCCTCATTACTATATGATGTAATATCAGATATAATTCCAGGTTTGAATTTTAAGGCTTTCATCGGCATTAGAACGCACTCACTGATTTAGTTCCAGTATAGGCATCTTCATTAACAGTGCCAGTACCATCGTTTATCTCTTTTAAAGCAAAGGGTCTACTACTACCATCGCTACCAGATATAGTGCCAGTTAAACTAAAAGATCCATCTGTTGAATCTCTATCTACAGTATTAGTAGCTCCAGCAGAAACTGTTGCACTAAACGGATCACTACCAGATAACACACATGATATTGCTAAATTGTTCGTAAATATAAATCGTCTACCTGCTGTTGGTCCTGTAACACTTACGTTTTTAATTTGATTAAAAGCTCCACGACCACCTATAATTGCAACTACTGCTTTACCTGTGGCTGAGTCTACAAACATTTCTATGGCAAAAGTACCACTATTACCATTATTTACACCAACTAAAGCACTATTCCATCTCATAAAACGATATGTGCCACCAGCATGGGAGTGTGTTGTGTTGGTATCTGGTTGATCTGCTGATACGCTATCAAATGTGCTTGGACCACTAGGACCTACAATAGCTCCACTTATTCGTGTGCCATCTTCCACAAAAGCGTGTGTGAAAGACATGGCAAAATCAGATCTATTTATGTTATCAAGACCAACACCACCAAAGAGAGTTGCATAATTAGTGCTGTAATATGTTTCATTTACGAGCATACCAGTAGCACTACCAGTGTTTGGCTTAGTTACTGTTGTGTTTCCATCACCAAAACTAACACCACCACCAGATCCAAAACTTGCTGTTGAAATGGGTCTAACATCATTAACTAATGCAGTATCAAAAGTATGTGTATCTGTCTGTACATTTACTGTAGAATTATCTGCCTCACTTATCGTGGTTGTACCAGAGTTTCCAGTAGAACTTTGTGATGACGTAAATGTTTTTAATGTAGACTGCACATTACCACTACCTTTTAATTCTAGTGTTGTACTGGAGTTTGTTGTTAAAGGTGAACCAGATGAGTTTGTAATATTATTACCATTTGTATCTAATATTATTTTTTTATGTGCAGAGTTATTATCTAAACTTAAATTACCACTAATATTATCTGAAAGTTTAAAAAACTGTACTGGAAGTTTAGTCTTATCACCAGCCTTAGTATTCAAACTACCACTTGAGCTTACTTCAGTAAATCCTACATTTGATATTAATGGTATTGCCATTTATCACCTAAAACTTAATTGATTCTACAAAAGTAAATATACTTCCATTTTGATTTATTGCTATTGCAAAAGATACCGAACTACCAAGACTTACACCTTGTGAGTTAGATGGATAACTTAAAGTTAATGTATTAGATGAACTTGTCTTATCCACAATTATATATTGACCTATTGCTAAACTACCTATCGCCAAAGTTAAGGCTACATTGTTACTAGATGTATCAACCTTTTGATAAATAGATTGTGCTGACGATGGTGTAAGCGTAGCAGAAGAAGATGTTATAGCACTTGGCACTGTTACAAGATTAGCATTAAAGTATGTAGAAAAAGTAGCAGCAGTAGTTTGTCTCATTGTACCACTATCGTTAGTTACGATACCATCACCTGCTGCGACTGCTGTAGTTCCAGCACTTGTGCCACCATCCATGAGATTTAGCTCTGATGCTGTTGCAGTTAACTTAGTTCCACCAAATGTTAAACTATCTAATAAATCTACAACTGCTGCACCAGATCCTGCACCATCTGCATATATTAATGCTTTTGC